TGATAAAGTCGACAACAGTATTTGTAAGGACGGTGTATGTCTGATGGCACAGCAGATAAGGTTGGAAGGATTGCCAAAGGTGCTGAAAAATCTGAATAAAGAGATTGAAAAAATCAAAGGGTGCACTTTGAAAGGGCTTATTCGTTCTGCTATTTTGATTCGACGGGATATGGAAGCAACCGCACCTTTGATTCCTGTTGATACTGGCAATTTGCGGGCCAGTTTTTACACGATAAGTAGAAAACCAGTTTCAGGCCAGGTGAAGTCCGCTTCTTTCAAGAAGGATGAAGGGGGGAAATTGGCGCAGGGACACGCTGCTGGAATTCAAAAAGCAGAGGCGGAGTTAAGTAAATTCGGACAAGATGTCCCAGCAATCGCTCTTGGATTTACAGCCTATTATGCATTCAAGGTCCATGAAGACACAATGGCTCGCTTTAAGCGGCCTGGGGCGGGGCCGAAATTTCTTGAGAGTGCACTAAAGAGGAATGAGAAAAATATTCTGGATATCATAGCAGAGGAGGCGAGAATTCGCGGATGAACATGCCTTCTGAGGACATCAAAGATATGTTAACTGAAGATGGTTCATTGTCGGAACTTCAATTCGGCGAAAATTTATTTATCGGGGCTGAACCATCAACCCCTGATAATTGCGTTACCATTTTTGATTCTGTGGGCAGAGCCCCTATGTTGACGCTAGATAAACAAGTGCATTATGAATATCCATCCATCCAAATACGAGTGCGGAATAATTCATACCCAGACGGATGGGCACAAATTAATGATGTAATAGCATCTCTCCACGGCCGGGCAGGAGAAGAGTGGAATGATGCTTTGTACGATGTAATTAGATGCACGGCAAGCCCCGCATTTATGGCATGGGATGACAACGGGCGGGCAATTTTTGTAGCCAATTTTGATTTGCAAAGGAAGGAGGTAACTTAATATGGCAAAATCTGGAGTAGGTGTAAGTTTTCAGAGATGGGCGGCTGTAGGTAGTTCCGGTGACTGGGAAGAAATTGCTGAGATTCGTAGTATAACTGGACCTAGTATGACCCGGGACACCATTGATACAACCACGCTCAATACTGAAGGCGGATATCGGACCTTCATCACAGGCTTTCGCAATCCGGGAACACTGGCACTTTCAATGAATTATACTCGTGCTGGATATGAAGCGCTTAAGGACGATTTCGAAAATGATGATCTCCAGAATTATCGTATTGTGCTCCCGGATGATGATGAAACGGTTCTTGAGTTTGAGGGAATTGTAACTGAAATTCCGCTCACAATTCCAGAGGAACTCATAGCGGTGGATACGGTAATTCAGATTTCCGGCAAGGTGGATCTGTACAGCAACTCAAGTGGAGCATAATAAAATAAAAGAGGAGGTGTCTAATCATGGCACTGCTTACTAGGGAAGGTTTATTGAAGAAGGAAGAAATGAAGATCCGGAAAGTGGAATTGGGCGGTGGGGATTTTGTTTTTGTCCGGCAGATGTCAGCAAAGGCAAAGGACCAGTGGGAGCAATTACTGCTCAAACAGGTGACAGATGAGAATGGCAGGATAGATTACGTCAAATCTCTCGACAACTTCAAGGCAAAATTAGCCGTGGCGACCGTATGTGACGAAAATGGTACTCTCATACTAACACCGGAAGATTTTGACGTTTTGAGTGAGAATATGACCGCCGCAAAATTGGAAAGAATTATTGATGTCGCGCAGGAACTGAATCGGATTGATGAAGCAGATAAAGAGGCGATGGTAAAAAACTCCGAAAGCGACCAGATAGGCGATTCAGTTTCCGCCTCTGCAAAGCAATAGGGTGTCCGCATCCAGATTTTCTGTTTGACATTCTCACGCTAGATCAGTTGATGGAATGGCAAGCATACGATGCATTGGAGCCCATAGGGGATGAAAGGTTTGATCTTCTGGTCGCGGGTATCAGTTCGGTGGTATCAAATATTGCTAGGCAGTTGTATGGGGAAAAGGGAGTTCGCATGACAACAGCGGCAGATTTCTTGCCAGAATGGGATATCTACACAGCAAGGGAAAAAATTGCAAAGAAGAAAAAGGAACAGCGAGATAAACCAGTGCAATCGTTGGATGAAATGAAGGAAATATTCAAGTCAATTGTGAAACAATCATCCAACAGAATGAGCAGAAAGGGAAGGGGGCGACGGCGGTGAATCTAGGATCCTTGATGGCAGTTATGGGAGTTGATACTTCCAGGTTAAAAAGAGCATCGCAGGATATGAAGGATTTTGGCAAAGAGAGCGAAGCCTCCTTTGCTCGTGCTGACCGTGGCGCCTCTTCCCTTGCTGGAACAATAATGAAAGTTGTAAGCGTTACCAGTGCTTTGTATGTTCTCCGGCGCACATTTAGCAAGGTTATTGATGCTTCCATCCAACAAGAAGAAGCAATGATGCGCGTTCAGACTGTTCTTGAATCCACCGGTGGGGTATCGGGAAAGACGGCTGATGAATTGGCAAAAACAGCGGAAGCCCTTCAAAAGGTTACCCGATATGGTGATGAAACAATAATGGAATTGCAGGCTCTATTACTTACATTCAAGGACATCAAAGGAGATGTTTTTGACCAGGCGACCAAAGCCGCGATGAATTTGTCAGTGGCGATGAAACAGGGGCTAAAAGAGTCTGCGGTCATGTTGGGGAAGGCCCTTAATGACCCAATTCTTGGACTTACAGCAATGCGTAGGGTTGGTATTCAGTTTACAGCGGAACAAGAAAAAATGATAAAAGGCCTTGTTGAAGCCGGAGATATAATGGGAGCCCAGAAACTTATTCTAAAAGAGTTGGAATCCCAGTTTGGTGGAATGGCAGAGAATATGAGGAAAAACCTAGGCGGCGCGATTGAAGGATTCAAAAATGCCTGGGGGGATCTCTTCGAGGTAAATAAATATAAGAATTTTGATATGCTCCGCCAGAAAATTGAGGCATTGGTAGATGTCATTTCTTCTGATAAGGCCAAAGAGACTGCTGAAAAAATATTCGGGCTCATGATTGATGGTGCGGCTAAAGCAGTGGATGCCATTATCAATCTTACAGATTTAATGGAAGGCGTGTTTGCCCAGTTTGATGCCTTCAAGCAGAAATTAGCCCCTATAAATAATTTCCTGGATCGTTGGGATAAAACGATGCGGTTGTATTCAGATGTAATGTCTCGTTTCTGGCGCGGGGAAACAGAAGCGGGCGGGGGCGGTTGGGGTGGAAAGATGGAACTCAAAACCGGCCCCGGTCCGGAAAGGGAAGACAGGTCGAAATCTGGTTTTATTCTTGCTTTAGGGGAACTTGGATATGACGAAACAGTTTGGAGAAATTTGAGGAAAAACATTGCCAATATTGGCACTGAAAGCAAAGTAAGTGCGGAAGCCGTTGCCAAATACGAGAAGGAATTGGCTAAAGCAAGGATGACTGCAAAGCAGTTAGCAGCAACTGAAGTTGAAGAATGGTATAAAAAGCAGACAGAAGAAATAGGCGGGACAACAGAAGCATTAGAAGAACTGAGAAGGTTAAAATTGGCAGATATCAATATGAGCCCGATGGAAGGGCTCACGCAATCGCTTTCCAAATTCGCAGTTGAAATGGAAGCAATGCGTTTAGATACCATCAATTCCATCCGGCAATTCGGGGTGGAAGCAGGGGTTGCTGGGGATACCTTCAAAGAAGCATTGCTTTCCAGGGCGGAAGATACTGCGGATGCTCTTGTTGCTCGTTTTAAGAATCCGCAATTGAGGAATATTTTTATTGCCACGCTTGCAGAGATGGGAAGAAAATCTGGGAACGCTCTGCTCTCAGAAATATCCAATACATTGGCAACAGCAGGGGAAGCCTTGGAACCTATCAAGAATGTGCAAGAACAGATTGATGAAATCCTATTGGAAAAACAGCGTTCTACCGGGAAGGAATGGCACGCGTTTACCTTTATCACAGATGCCAAAAAACAGGTTGTGGAATTTTCTGATGGTGTGAAAGATCGAATGGGCAATCTGCATGAAGTGACGGAGAAATTTATTGCTGAATTTCAGAAGGTTCCTGACGGTCCTAGATTTGGGGAAGAGCAATTGGATGCTTCAATTCAGAATATCCTTCGGG